AGCTTACTGATTCAGATAAGTTTAAAGCACAAATGGAAAAAGACCAACGTTTATATGCAACAAAAGGATATGACGTAGGTGATATGCAGCTAGACGATTATATTAATTGGAAAAATCGTTTTAATGCACAACAAGGCAACGAACAATTTGAAGCGTCTACAGATGACGGTACAGTGCTAAAACCAGAAGAAATTACAGACGATATGGTAAATACTGGCCAAACACCTGATACATTTAAAGAAGTTGAAAATACAAAGTCCACTAGAGTAGCTGACACTGAAACTGTTAATCCTTTAACTGGTTACGGTGAGAGATTAAGTGGACGTAGAGCTACGCAGGCAAGTAGAAAAGTAAATAAGTTTCAGCGTAAATCTGATAAAGCAGAAAATAGAGCTGCTAAGTTTTTAGAAAGAAAAGGTGGCGATATTGAAAATTTGAGCCAAAAAGATAAAAACAAATACGATAGATTGAATCAGAAAAGCGAAAACTTTCAAACACAATCTGATATACAGCAAAGCAGATTAGATTTGTTTAAAACACAGGCAGATCAAAATAGAGCAGGAACACAGGATGTAAAGGTTGATGTTCCAAGAACGCCGGGTGAGATTGCGGCTCAAAGATATAATAATCGCCAAGAGGAAGGTGGCAGCTCATTATTTAAAGGTTTTGGTACTCAACTTAAGCCTTCAGACATTAAACTTAATTTGCCAAGTACAAAAAGTTTTACTGAAAAGTATTTAAACGAAAAAGGTGCTATAACTAGTAAGCCTAGCGGCGAAGGGTCTTCAATACCAGCAAATCAAAATCCAATGGATTTTAACAAGCCAGGTGCTGACTCTAGTCTTTTTAAACTGCGCGGACCTGTTAAGAGAAATTATTTTAAAAAATAAGATATGTATAATCAAGAGCCAGCAAGTTCTATGGTGCAAAAGCTCCGTAAGACAACAAAAGGAAAAGGTAGACATTTCTTAACCGCTAAGGAAGGCGCTGGTATGACAGCTGCTGGAAGAAAAGCATACAATAAAGAAACAGGTGGTAATCTTAAAGCTCCACAACCAGGTGGTGGTAAAAGACGTACATCTTATTGTGCTAGATCAAAAGGACAAATGAAACAACACGGTATCAATTGTTCAAAAACACCAAAGAAAAGAATTTGCGCTGCGAGGCGTAGATGGAAATGCTAATTATGAAGTCAAAAGGTTTAGGCGATACAGTAGAAAAGTTTACTACAGCTACAGGTATTAAAACTGTAGTCGATAAAGTTTCCCAGGGTTTGAACATTCCCTGTGGATGCAAGCATCGTAAAGATAAGTTAAATAAAATGTTCCCTTATAAAAAATAAAACAATGGGCGATTACAACAAACCAATTACAGCAAGAATACAACATTCCACAAGCAAAGGAATGAAGATACAAGAGCCTTTACTAGATTTAGGTTCAGCAGCCAAATCAATGGGCGCTGCATTAATTGCAGGTGAAAAAACAGCGGCTGGCAGAAAGCCAGACAGCGCAGGGGCTTTTAACGCGGGAATGGACAGCCAAAAAAGCGAAAGTAAAGAAAGTACTGATACTGGCACTACTGCAACAACTCCAGGTCCTGGTTCTGAAAATGAAGCGCCAGAATCTGCCGCTCCTGCAAGTAAGTATTATGCAATGCTAGCCGCAAATATGGACAAAGGTATGAGCTCAAAAGAAGCTGGTAAGCAAGCAGCTGAAGATATTGAAAAAGGGCCAAAGTCAGCGGCTACAAGAAGTTATATGCCAAAAGCAATGGCTAAAAATTATAATAACTTCAAGTCCTATAAAGTAGGCGAAGGAGGCAAAAGATAAAAATGAAAAAATTACTTAGCCTGCTAACCGGTGGGTTAGTTAAGGATGTAGGTGATGTAATCGATAAGCTTACAACTACAGACGAAGAAAGATTAGCTGCTAAGCATAAAATACAACAGCTATTAGAAAAAGCAGATCAAGATGCACAAACTCAAATTACTGAGCGTTGGAAACTTGATATGCAATCTGATTCGTTTTTATCAAAAAACATTCGCCCATTGGTGCTTATATATTTAACAGTTATATTTACAGCATTAGCGTTTTTTGATGGCAACATTGGCGGCTTTCAAGTTGATGAAGCATATATACCTATATTTCAATCATTATTAATTACAGTTTACGGTGCGTATTTTGTTGGGCGTACTTGGGAAAAATCAAAGAAAACCAACAATAATAATTAAATTAAATCAAATGGCAAAAAAAGAAAAACTAACAGCAAAAGAACTAGAAGGTTTAAAAAACGTTATAAACCAGTTGAATGGTGTGCAAGCACAAATTGGTGGCTTAGAATTACAAAAGCACGAATTGCTTCATACGTTTGCGCAAATGAAAACCAAGCTTGATGAGCAACAAAAAGAGTTGCAAGAAAAGTATGGTGACAAGGTTATTGACATTAATACCGGAGAGTTACGTGAACCTGCTAAGGAAGATTAGTATAGGAAAAGACTATAAAAATGACGCCATGCACTATTCTGTTGGGCAGGAAGTGTATGGTGGTCATACTATAGTTAATATTATAGAAGAAGAAGAAAAGTATTCTATCTATATTCAAAAAGGCGAAGATATTATACCTTGGAAAGATTTTAATAAAAACATGGCAATCGCTGTGGAATATAATATCGATTACTAATGAATGGTATTTTTGATTTTGTAATAATACCAAAAGAAGATCGGTATACAAATACAAAAACAGTAGGTGATAAAAAATTAATATTAAATACCGAATTACAAAACCATAACTTTGTTTCAAGAATTGGTATAGTAATGGTTACACCTAAAGTAAATAAAACAGGTATATGCGAGGGTGATGAAGTTATAGTACATCACAATGTATTTAGGCGTTACCGAGACATTAGAGGCGTGGAGAAAAATAGCAAGTCTTATTATAAAAACAATCAGTTTTTCGTATCTCCTGATCAAATATTTGCTTACAAGCGAATAGTTAAATGGGTACCTTTAATAGGTTTTAATTTTGTAAAGCCAATAAAAGAAAACAAAATGTTTTCAATAAATTTTGAAAAACCATTATTAGGTATATTAAAATACAAAGACCCATCATTAACAGAAGTACAAGAAGGCGATTTAGTTGGCTTTAGGCCAGGCGCTGAGTACGAGTTCTTAATTGATAAAGAAAAATTATATCGTGTTCCAACAAATCTAATTACAATTAAATATGAATATCAAGGAAACGAAGAAGAATATAATCCAGGCTGGGCAGCGAGCAGTTGAGGAATTAATTAAAGTAGCAAAAGAACCCATTGTTGATTCTGACGATGACATATCTGCTGACCGTTTAAAAAATGCAGCCGCTACAAAAAAATTAGCTATATTTGATGCGTTTGAAATATTAACACGCATACAAGAAGAAGAGGCTATACTTGAAAACAAACCTGCAACCGAAGAAAAGAAAAAAGCTTTCTCAGGCTTTGCAGAAAGAAGATCTAAGTAATGTACGAGCAAACTTTATATAGCATAATAACACCCGTAAAGCAAACCACAATAACCAGGTTAAATAAAAGCAAAAAATGGAGTTACGGTTATAACAAAGAAAATGATATAATTGTTATAAGTAAAACCGGACAAATAGGCGATATATACCAAATACAAAATTTAAAAATTGCTTTACCAAAAACTCCAGCTAAAATAGATAAATCAAATGACAAATGGGTTGTTGAGGAGTTGCCAAAAGAATTAAAACGTATACAAAGTGTTTTCGATTGGCGAGATTATCCTGACGACTTTAAGGAAAAATGGGAACCATATATAGATGAACAGTTCAGACGCCGCGAAGAAGGCCATTGGTTCAATAATAAGGGTGTGGGCACTTACATTACTGGCACTCACTTTATGTACTTGCAATGGTCTAAAATTGACGTTGGGCACCCAGAATTTAGGGAAGCCAACAGACTATTCTTCATCTTTTGGGAAGCTTGCAAAGCAGACCAAAGATGCTACGGTATGTGTTACCTCAAAAATAGACGGTCAGGATTTTCATTCATGGCAAGTGGTGAGACCGTTAACATGGCCACAATATCAAGCGATGCAAGATTCGGAATATTATCAAAGTCCGGTGCTGACGCTAAAAAAATGTTTACCGACAAGGTAGTACCTATATCAGTTAACTATCCTTTTTTCTTTAAGCCCATACAAGACGGTATGGACCGTCCAAAAACAGAACTAGCATATAGAATACCAGCATCAAGACTTACAAGAAAGTCTATACAAAACAAACAAGATCAAGAGTTGTTAGAAGGATTAGATACAACTATTGACTGGAAAAATACAGGTGATAATAGTTATGATGGTGAAAAATTAAAGCTATTAGTTCACGATGAAAGTGGCAAATGGGAAAAGCCAGATAATATATTAAACAACTGGCGTGTAACAAAAACTACATTAAGATTAGGTAGTAGGGTTATTGGAAAGTGTATGATGGGTTCAACATCAAATGCGTTAGACAAAGGTGGTGAAAACTTTAAAAAGCTATATAATGATTCAGATGTTACAAAACGAAACCGCAATGGACAGACTAAGTCAGGATTATATTCTTTGTTCATACCTATGGAATGGAATTACGAAGGATTCATTGATTCTTATGGAATGCCTGTATTCGAGACCCCATCAGAAGATTGTTTTGGACCACACGGAGACCCTATCGAGGTTGGCGTTATTCAACACTGGGATAATGAGGTAGAAGGATTAAAAGGCGATCAGGACGCTTTAAATGAGTTTTAT